CGAGCCTAACGCAAATAACAAAGCACAACTTCAACGGCAGCTTGATGGTTTATTTAACCAAACTAGCCAGATAACTAACACGTTTTTGCAACGACTGACAGAACCCCTAAAGGTTCGCACGGTTGAGGTACTAAGACGTCCCAGCGATAAACGAACACTTGCAGAACGTCCGTTTGGTGCGCCTAAACGTGCTAATGAGATTCTGCAAGAACAGCTTGCTGAAGTTCGTGCTGAGTATATGCAGCCTGAACGTCAAGCTGCGCCACAAGTTTTAAAGACACAGTTTGCAGGTGAAGAAGCTAAGAAAGTTGAAGCTGAACGCAGCACACTGAAACGTAAGATTGAGGCAGCAGAGAATCAGATCGAGCGTGTACGCGGCATGGGTGAGTTACAGCCTGCTGTGGATAAAGCGTTTGATACGTTTGAGCGCATAGAAAAACCCAGCGAAGCACTTGTAGACTTGGTGCTTGAGCAGACTGACCGCATCCTGCGTGGTACTGATCTACCCTTTAAACCCAGTGCTGATGTCGCACGTCGGGCGCAGCGCCCAGGTGCACAAAATACGGCTGAGCTGTTACCTCAGATACAGAAACAACTTGCCGCTGAACAACCTGCGCCAGAAGTTGGCGGTCCACAGATGGACTTGTTTGGTGAGAAAGAACTTGAGCCACGGGCGACCATTCGCAAGACGCCTGAAGCGTTCATGCGTTTTCTTAACTCGTTCAAAGTCTCAAGCATGCGCAAGAAGCTTGAAGATGCCAAGAAACAGATTGCAGACAACGAGAAAAAACAACAAGCTGCTGAGCGTGCATCAAAGCAAAACCTTGATCGGTTAATTGACGAGGTAGGAAAAGATGTTCGTAAAACTGCTTTAAAAGTTCAGCGCGATGTTGTTGAGCGTATAAACGCTGAAGGGTTGCGGGATCTTCAAACGCTTGCGCAGTCTATTTCTCAAGAACTTGCTGCTAAGACACGGCAGTATAAGAACATCGTTGAGAAGGCTGACCGTGCTGAGTACTACATCGCAGACGCAGACCGCCAAGCGGCTGATAAGTATTTGGAAGATTTGCGGACAGATCTTGCAGCAGTCATGGCTGAGATCAAAGACGCTGCTCCTGCGGCTGAAGATAAGCTGCTAGCCAACGCAGAGGTCGCGCTTGATAAACGTCTGAACTCTGAAAAAGAGTTGCTTCGCAAGCTTGAAGCTGAACGTGCTGCTAGGCAGGTTAAACCTGAATCTGAGCAAGCTATTGCACGCCGCAACATTGCCATACTTGAAGCTACTAAACGTCGTATTGCAGACCTCCGTGCTAAGGCTAAACAAGCAACAGAACAGCGGCTTGCAGGTATGCAAGGTGTGCGTCGCACAACCGAGACAGTTACGGTGCTTACTGAAGTTGGACGCGGTAAGAAGAAACGCCTTGAGCTCGCAGAACGCGAGCGCAAAGTTACACAACCTATTGGTAAAGGCGCAGAAAAGATTGAGCGTCGGGCTGAGGCGTTGGACCTTTCAAGTACTGCTGCTGAAGCGTATGCACGTACGGCACAAGAAGAGAAAGTTTTGTCACCTGCTGAGGCAGCACAAACATTGCTGCGTGGCACAAAACAAAGCATAACTGCTACAGGTAATCTTGGCGGCACTACAGAGCAGATACGCAAACAGCGCTTGAAGCCTTTGCGCGGTGGCAAAGCCGAACAAGCCGCTAAGAATATTGCTGAAGCTTCAACACTACGCCAACGTGCTGCAGGTAAGAAAGCACAGACAGATAAAGACTTGCTTAAGTTGTTGAAGTCTTTTGAAGAAGGTATGGCACGAGAGAAGGATGACACCGTATTCCGTGTTGAAGAAACAGGGAACGCTGTTGTAGATCTTGCACAAGCTAAAGAGCGCGTTGATGCGTTTAAGGCAAAGCTGCCAGAAAACGTCAAGTTTGTTTACGCTGAGTCTGTTGTTGATGCACCCAAAGCATTTATCCGTGCGCTGTATCAGCAGGGCATGGACATAGACAGCGCGAAAGTTAAGGGTGGTGTGCTGCCTGACGGTACGATTGTTGTGATCGGTGAGAACCACACCGATATGCTTGATCTTGAAAAGACGTTGGTGCATGAGGTTGTTGGTCACTATGGGGTTGATACGCTCCTTGGTGAAAAAGGCATGGACAACCTGATTGAGACTGTCAACGCTCAGAAGGGCGGCATGGCTGCGCTTGCAGAAAGCCTTGGTGTTTATGACGCAGCATTAGGCGCAGCGTTTGGGTTACGTCGTGTTGGTGCGTCTGAAAAAGATCAGCAACGCGCAGCTATGCGCGAGCTTATTGCCCACGTTGAAGAAGCACGCATCGATGAAAACTTTAAACAAAAAGCACGTCGCTTTTTGGGTGAGTTGATTGGTGCGGTAAAAGCTGCGCTGAGAAAGATGGGGTTAATGACACTGGTTGAGCAGACCCCCTCCGACATTTATTTCCTGTTGAGGCAAGCTCGTAGCAAAATGGCTGAATCTCAGCCGGGAGCGTACAGAACAGTAGGCGGAGAGGTCGCGTTCCGTGGACAGACTAGGTACGACGCAAGCGTGCCGGAAGAAGTCATTCGCGCTAACAACAAGGTGGTTGCGGCACCTGCTGGTGTGTTTGATAAGGTCAAGGCTAACAACTCATGGCTGGCCGTGCGCACGCAGTTTATCGACCGCTTCGAGCCTCTGGAACGTGTTGCTGAGCAGATGAAGGACTCACTGCAGGCGACGCAGATGATGTATTACTTGCGCATGTACGACCAGCGCATGAGCTTCACAGCCGAGGTCACTAACAACGGACCGCTTGTGCTTGATAAACAGAAGCGTGCTGATGGGCGTGAAGAGATTGTTGTAAAGAGCAGTGGCACTACGTCACTTAAAGATGTGGCCGATGAGCTACGCAAAGTCACATCCATGAACGCTGATGCTGCGAACATGACCTTTACAACTTATCTGGCTGCACTGCGTGCAGACCGCGTTGGTATTGACACACTTAACTTTGACCCCTCGCTGACACAAGCTGATCTTGATGCAGTCAAAAACTTTGTTGCACGTACGCCTGATGTTAAGGCTGCGTTTGAGAAAGCCAGAGAGAAGTACAACGCCTACAACAAAGGGCTTGTTGAGTTCTTAGTACAGACTGGCGCATTGTCTAAAGACACGGCGAAGAAACTCTCAGAAACAAATGACTATATTCCTTTCTACAGAAAGCAAGGCGGCAACGCAGAGCTTGTACTAGGTGGAGAGATTGCACCGATCACGGTTGGTAATTTAAAGAACCAACCCTACCTCAACGAGTTGGTAGGCGATAACCGGCACATTCTGGATTTCTTTACCAGCTCTGTGCAGAACACCAACATGCTGACAGATATGGCGCTGCGCAACCTAGCCACGCGTAACGTCGCGTTTGGTCTGGGTGAGATGGGTCTGCTTGAGCGCACACCCAAAGAGATTGAGGCAAACAAGTCTGGCATCCGTAAAGGCAAAGCCAAAGGTGCAGAAGTTATTCGCTTTAAGATTGACGGCGAGGACTACTACGCTGAAGCCAGCACCGATGCAATTGGCATACCCTCTGACTTGTTAGTTAAAGGGCTTGAAGGTATCTCCATGACGGTGCCTGCAGCCGTACGCATGCTTGGCGTACCTGCACAGATCCTACGTAAATTTATTACACGCAACCCTGTGTATGCGCTTCGACAGATTGTCCGTGACTCTACGGCTGCTGTGATGGTGTCTGGCGCTAACATGACGCCAGTGGCCTCGTCGCTAAAAGAACTTGGCAAGATGCGTCAGGGTAAGAGTGAAGGTGAGAAGCTCCTGCAAGAGCGTGGAGTTTTGGGCGGTCAGGTGCTAACCGGCACGCCTGAAGATCTCTCAAAGATGTTACGCGAACTTGCTGGTGGCGGTAAATCGTGGACAACAGCTATGGCTAAGCTCGATAACTTAGCTGTCCAGGGTGATGCCGCAACGCGTGTAGTGATGTACAACAGCTTCCGCAAGCAGGGGCTGTCTGATATGGAGGCAACGCTTGCCACGTTAGAGTCTATGAACTTTAACCGTCGTGGTTTGTCGCCTAGCGTGTACATGCTGTCCATGATGGTGCCGTTCATGAACGCCCAGATCCAAGGTTTGGATGTGTTGTATCGTGCGTTTACAGGCAAGATGCCGTTTAATCAACAGCTTAAGGTGAGAGAGAAGTTAATCGCCCGTGGCTTGATGCTTGCCGGTATAACGATGGCATACGCTGCCATGATGGAGGATGACGAGACGTACAAGAACGCAGACCCCACTGATCGGGCGATGAACTTCTTTGTACACACTCCATTCTTTGACGAAGCTGTGCGCATACCCATCCCGTTTGAGATTGGCTATATCTTTAAAACATTGCCTGAGATGGTTTACAACACCGCTTTTGGTGATACAGAAATCAAACAGGTAGCGCCAGCTATAAGGAAAATTCTTTCAAGCCTTGTGCCTGGAGATATTCCTGCTGGTATCAAGCCAATGATTGAGTTGATGACGAACTACTCGTTTTATAGCGGCAAAGCCATTGAGAGCGAACGGGAGAAAGCGCTTGTACCAGAAGAGCGGTACCGTGCTGGAACCTCTGAAGTGTCTAAACTTATCGGTCAGTTGTTTGGTATTTCACCCATCAAAATTGACTACATGATTCGCGGTTACACCGGAGGTCTGGGTGTCGCTGCTGTCAGCATCGCTAACCCTGTTCTTGCGGCAGATGAGAAAGTTTCTGCTGAAAAGAGAGTAAGTGAGCTGCCGATAGTTGGGGGTCTCTTCCAACCCAAAGATGCCCAAGGGCTAATAAACTACGCTTACGAACTTGTTGGTGACATCGAGCAGCGTCAGCGCACGATAAAGACTATTCAGGAGCGTGGTCGCCGCGAGGACGTGCAGGAGTTTTTGGAAGAAAACAGGGACTTACTCAAGATGGATCCAGCCGCAGGCTCGTTTAAGAAGAGGATGGGCGAGTACGCAGCCCGTGAGCGGTATATTCGTGATGCAGAGGGTATGTCCCCCGCTGAGAAGCGGGAGAAGCTCGACCAGATTAGGGATGCTCGGATCGAATTTGCGAAGAAAATGATAGCCGCTGTCGCTGAAAGTAAACGCCTAGCTGACCGTTGACAATACAGACAAACGGTTTGATATGAAAGATGTGCCTTTCTGTAGCTGAGCGGTATGCTTGCTCTATCGTGCGCTCAGGATTGAGCGTGGGGACAAAGAAACCGCCTCCTAGCGGAACTTGTTCCCACGGAAACTCAATCTTCAATTTCTGGCATTGAGATTCGGATTGCATTAACACGCATCCCTGGACCTCTGGTTCGCTTCATCAAGTCTGTCTTACCGTATGTGACACGGTACACGCGTTCAATCTGTTTCTTAAAGTCTGAGTACCCGAAACTCATGGACGCACAGTAAGACTTGAGCAGCGCCTCTTCGATGTAATAGTCGATGTATCCTGCCGTCACCCCATGCTCTACGCGCCCTGCAATTTCAGTACGTGAAATTGTTTCATCAAGCACCCCGTTATCCCCAAGTGTGGCGGCAAGTGTGCCGTCAACTTGTTTAATCACGACAAACTTACCGTAGAACTCTCTTGTGTAAGAGTTCAGTACATCCTCGACGGTACGCTTGCTGCTCTTAACTGTCTCTCTGCTCTTGAAAACTAAGCTGCGAAACACTCGGATGATGCGCTCCACAGGCAGGTCGATGATGCCCATGTACTTACTACCCATAGCAACAGCCCCTGCAATACACGCTGTGTTACCGGCAGTCCAGAAACGCTCATCATCTGATGACCTGAACTCCATACGGATGTGTTTCTCAATCTTTTTGTAAAGCTTCAATGCATCCATAGCGTTTTGAGACATCCACTGTGAATAGAGCGGACCGACCACACCATAGTTTTGAGACAGCGACACAATCACATCGCGCTCGTGGTCGTCCCATGTGAGGATGTCAGACAGCGTCATCTCAAGCACTCGCCGTAACTCACCCTCTGAGGAGTGCTTGCGGTTACCTGTCATGTAGTCCATAACGTGCGTGTTAGACGCCATCAGCGCAAGCAGTGACCAGATTGTGGTGTTCAAGCGTTCTTTGTTTGCGCCTGACTCCATACGGTCTTTGCCTTTACCCTCACTAATGTCGAAGATCATTGCGGGGAACCACTCGAAGTCACGCCTGTTCTTTACCGTAATCTCATCAGAGATCAGCGGCAGTGAACCCAGCATCCCTGCATGGTGGACCATCGCTACATCAGACGTTGATCGACTTACACGGAAGTGATCTGGGTGCCCCCACACGCTTGCAGCAAGGCGCAGCGCCAGCGTTTTACCCGTGCCTGACTCCGTAGACCCAAGGTGGTACGTCATCCCTGACAACTTACTGAACGCCATGAACGGTGAGCCTAACCCCACGCACATCACAGCGAGCATCTCATCCAAGCCTTTGTCAATCAGTACCTGTATGACACTCTTCCAACCATCTAGCGTGCCCATGGAGCGCATACTACTTGTGATGTTTTGAAGATCAGGCATGGGCACTTTGCGCATCTGCCCGTTTTGGTACACACCCCCACCGTACACAAAGGGCGTGTTGCGTCCTTCGACTAGTCGATCAAAGCTCTGCCACCCGTAGTTAGATGGAATAACGATGGGTGTCTTTGCAATGCTTGCGTTTTCAACGCAGCCGCGCACGTAGTCAAACAAATTCTTATCGTTACCTGCGCCAAATGAAGCAATGATGTTTTGCGCTGCAAGTGTTTTAACTGTCTCATCTTTACTGACTACAGCTTTTTGATTCAGTAACACGTCATGGAAATCATCATCGCGCTCAGCGATCATGTGCACAATGTGCTCGCCAGTGGGCTGCTTGAGAATATCCACAGCGAACAGCGTAAACGGCAGGATCATCACTGACTTCTTGGACTTGTTACCCTCATCATCCTCAAGTGTCTTATCGATAAACACCCCGCCTTTGGCGCCATAGCTAAACCCACGGGGCGGCGCAGGGCGTGTGTACTGGGCAGGCAGCATCTCTTCTTCATGATGTATCTCAATTTCTTTCTCAGTGTTATCCGTGACCACAGTGCGGCACAGACTGAGAGGATTAGTTATCTTGCCCCAGTGCGTACACTTCGTACAAACGTTAGGATTCTCGCTATCCATCTTGATGCACGGATACGGTCCTTTAATTTCTCGCAGCTTCTGCCGCATGCGATCTTCGTCATACGGGTGCATCTCCGACAGACGACGCGAGTATTCATCGCTATCTGCGCAACGCGACGTCCAAGAGAGTAACCCGCGCCACAACGGTTCCATGCCATCTTCAGTCGCATGATCTTTGTAGTACTCCAGTTGTTTACAGCCTGAACCCTCAAGCGTTTTAATCCACAAAACTTTAAAGTCGCTTTGAAGATTGTCGAGCAGCTTGACGGTTGTGGCTGAGTTATCTCGCTTAGGGCGCTCACCTTCGATCTCAACCTTCTGCGCCAGTAACGGGTTGTAAGCATGACCGTTCAACTTCTTGATGAGGTAGTGGGAGAACAACTCGAACTCAAACGCTTCAGGCTTTGCCTCCACCATAATGCGCACGGCACGCGGTTTAGGGTACTTAGGCTTGAAGTTGACCGTCCCCGGTATGCGCAAGACACGCGCTGCATCAGCCGTGACGGTGTTGTCGATACGCATATTCTCCTGTGCGCAAAGTCTTTTTAAGTTCTCTGCAACAGGTTTCCACTGTTCAATTGAAATGTCGGCAGTAAACGGCCAGTACACATGCAGCCCACCACCTGAATCAACAACAAGCGGTTGACCGAGTTGAGCAAGATCTATCTTTTCAAGGAACACATCAAGCGCTTCTGCCGCATCCCGCTTCGTCTCGTACCCGTCAAGATCAAGAAAAGCAGCGCGTATGTATTCAGCGTTCTTAGCGGTGCGATTGCCTTCCTCTTTAAAGGTAGCCAGCGCAAAGTAAACGTCCTTCTTGTCCTTAACCCATGAATCTACGACATGCTGAAACTCTCCTAAGTTTGTTGCAAAAACATGCTCTTTTTTCTTTGATGTTAGTTCGGCAATACAGTACACACCTGTCGATGGGAGTACCGCCGCCAAGAACTCTTGCGGTTGCATGAAAACTCCACAGGTCAGAACAAGGGTAACTGCCGTCCGTCTTTAGGTTCAGCAATGTCAGGGATGTGCTGTTCCATGTATTGGGCCATACGTCGAAGAAGCTCTTTCAAAAAAGCAGGTTCGACTTCTTCCCAATGTATTTCACAGTAGTTCAAAAGCTCCGCATCCGTCAGGCTTGTAGGTTGTATTCCTCGCATATGTGTCTCCATGCGTGATCGGCTGTTGGGTGTCTTTCAAGTATGTTGATTAGCTGCTGCACGCGTGAGCGATATGCGGGAGTTACTTCAACACCAGATAGCCAGTTGTAAACGGTTTGTCGCGTTGCGCCTGTAAATTTTGAAATACGCAACACAGAAAAGTCTCGGTGCACCGCCCACTTTCCCAGCCTTGAGCCGAGAGTGCGGGGGGCGTGCTTAACAACGTTTTTAGTTCGGTCAGAATAGGGCATAGTGTTTAAAGGGGCTTGCGCCCCTGTTGATTAGTCGTCAGTGTCCCAAGCATCTACGGTAGCAGCAATCCCAGACTTCTTGGGTACTGCGTTAACAGGCGCCGATTCCTTACGAACTTCCGGCTCGCTGTCGTCCGATTCTTCCACAACTTCTTTCTTTTTAGCACTAGCCTTTGGTCTGGTACCTTCCAGTGCAGGCGGTGCGACTTGGGGCTGAGGTGCGCTGAATGACATAGTCACCATCTTCTTGACGTGCTCAGTGTCAATCTTGGTTTCGACCGTTGCAAACTCATCGTCGGTCAACCAACGCATCGTTTTGAAGAACAACTTAGGCACGGCGGCTTTAGTATCAAAGCGCATACGTGTGACAACTTCTTCAGGTTTGATGTCTTGCGCAGCTAACCAGCGAGCGTAAGCTTGCAGAGGCAGATTACCGCTGCCATCGTCCTTACCGAAAATACTCGTGGCAGGTAAAGACAGCGCCAGTGCATCACCGCCAACGTCATTAGCCAACACTACAGCAATACGTTGTGAGAAACGACAAGCGCGGCTGTTGCCTTCACCGCTGCCCTGAATGTTCTGTGGGCAGTCAGCACAGTTGGAGTGCTGGGGTTCAGCAACAGATGCGTCGGGCTTATCACCGTCTGCTGACCAGCATGTAGGCGATGTAGTTTTACCCTCTTCATACTTGCCCATGTAAAACGTACGACCGATCTTGGGCGCTGCTCCAACGACTACAACATCAAGGTGCCGATCATCAATCGATGCGATCTCTTTACCATCGCTTATCAAACGAAACACACCGCCTTTGATAGAGATGTTCTTGCCAGATGCACTACTAGCACCGCCAGTTAAAGCTAAAGCAATTGCAGACGGGCCACCACGCTTAGCAAAAGCGGGAGCTTTGGAAGGATTAAAAACAGTAACGTTACTCATTTGGTTGGTTTCCTTACAGAAATGTCGAACTCTTTGTCTGAGTTCAAACCAGGGGGTACAAGCGAAGGGTTATCTTCTAAAAACTTAGCCATGTTGGATTGATGAATACGCTTCTCATAAAGATCGAGCGCATCATGTTCCACCACGAAGGTTTTGAAAGCATCCCAGTCCTGCGTGAAGTACCGTGTCTTAGTCGTTAAGATCACAGTGCCTTGATCGGTTTTCACCGATTTACTGCCGAGTGCCATAAGTTGATCTTTCATCGCAGCTTTAATCTCATCTTGCTGCGCTTTTAGTTCCTCAACTTCAGACTCATAATCTTTTGTAAGTTCTTGAATACGTGTGCGTATCTTGAGATACACACGCGCCAATTTGTCCATTGGTATAGCATCCATATCAACTCTCCTTTTGTGTTATGTCAAGAATTATACATGCTTTGTTTCATCGTGCAACCTCCTCTTCGTAAAGTTTTATTAACAACGCGTGGTCCTCTACGCGCTCTTCCAACATCTTGAACATCTTGCGTTCAATCTCACTGCCTTGCAGATGTATCACCGTAACTTTGGTCGAGTCCTGACCGATACGATCAGAACGAGCGATACACTGTTTATAAGTCTCAACGGACATCACTGGACCCCAGAAGATCACAGTGTCCGCAGCGGTCAGCGTGACACCGTGCGCAGCGGCTTGAGGCTGTATGACAAGCACACGCGGGTCATCCTCATTCTGGAAGCGCTTAAATATATCCGTTCTCTTTTTTGGTGACACGTCACCGTGAATCATCTCGTTAGCAATACCATGCTTGGTGAGGTATGTGTTGATCGTATCTATGCTGTGCCTGAACGGAGCGAAGATCAACAACTTGCGCTTAGTCTCTTCAAGCACCTCCATCAACACATTAAGACGCGGCGCACAATCAAACTCCACAACCTCACGCCCATCGGTGTAAGCGGCTCCAGCACTTATCTGCAACAACTTACTGACACTTGCCGCTGCGTTTACGGCTGTTATAACTTCTCCAGCAGTCTGCACTAGCATGCGTTCCTTAAGCATCACGTAGTATTTTTTCTGCTGCGGTGTGAGAGGTATGTCACGCGTCTCAATCAACACAGGCGGCAGGTCGGTGCATTGTTCTTTTGTGTAACGTATGGCAGGCTGCAGCGCACTGTGTACAAGATCTGGCGCTTCTCGTTTCGGCCCCCACTTAAACTGCGTGATCTTGTTCATCGTCTTATCACGCCACGCTGTGAAGAAATTTGGAACACCTGTTGGGTTAACAAGTTTGGCTAACCCGTAAGCGTCAAGCGGTGACTGTGAAGCTGGAGTACCAGTCATCATCCACAGGTAAGTGTGTGGTGTGATTAATGAGTTAAGACTTTTCCAACGCCTCGTGCTCTGGTTTTTATATGCGTTCGCCTCATCGACAATGATGAGATCAAAGCGTCCGTCTGCCTTCACCTCGTTAGCAATTAAGTTCAGTCCGTCATAATTAATAATCACAAACTCGTAGTCGCCCTGTACCATCTCAATACGTTTCACAGCTTGCGGATGGTGCGCGACAATCGCAGTCCGGTGGATGATGCTCTTGCCGATACCGCTCATCCAGGCGTCGTGCATGATAGACAGCGGGCACAAGATAAGACAACGTCTTACGTAACCTTTATTCATCAGGTAGTCAGCAGCCCACAACGCAGACAGCGTCTTGCCAGTGCCCGGATCGTTGAACACAAACGAGCGTCGATGTAGCGTTAAGAACGATGCTGTCTCGATCTGATGCGCGAACGGCTTGTGCTTCCCAGGCCAGTTGTATTTAGCCTTGATGGGTGACGGCACGCTACGTACACCCAGATTGCGCAGCACACGCATTTCGTCCAAACCCCAGAACACAAGTACCTCGTGTACACCAGGGGCTACTTCTCCAAGATTTTTGCTGCGAGGTATCACAGCGTATTTGTCAGGCTTGCGTGTCCGTAGCAAGACTGCTTTGTTGTCTATGATCTGCATTTTAGTTTGTATAAAGTTTTATGTGTTTGCACGTGGTAGTGCTTGTCCA